CTTCTCAAGGCGTACCTTGAAGGGCAGTTCATATCTTTAACAACTGGCGCTGTTTTTGACCGCTTCGACAGAGAAAAACATATAACAAAAGACATTCCCAACTATTCAGACGAAATTATAAGACTTGGAATTGACTTCAACATTGGCAAGATGTCTTGCGTTTGCGCCGTAATTAGAGATAACAAACTTTATATTTTTGACGAGATACGCGCCCATGACACCGACCAACTGGCAAAAGAAATCAGATCAAGATTTCCATATAACAGACTTTACGGCTACCCAGATTCTTCAGGCGGAGCAAGATCGACAAATGCTACTAAAACCGACATCCAAATTCTTGAGGGATATTCAATATCCAATCAATCGGGGGCGTCTAACCCATCCATTAAAGACAGCGTTAATAATGTTCAGCGCCTTTTATGCAATGGTAAAGAAGAAGTTAGTCTTTTTGTACATCCGCGTTGTAAAAATGTCATCGAATCTTTGGAACTTCAATCTTATACAGAATCAGGCGAACCAGAAAAAACAGGATTAGATCATTTTTCTGATTGCGTCCGATACCTTTGTTGGCGTTGCTTCAATCCCTTACATTTGGGGGCAGGGCGCAAAACAGGGATTAGAATATATTAAAAAGTGTATTACTATTAAAT